CAGACTTTCATCAGCGTGAGGAGAGCGTGTTGTGGAGGCCGTGGCTGGATGATACGCAACGGTTAGAGAAATCAATTGAGTTAGATGTGTGGAACCCCCGCCCTAACTTCAGTTGCAAAAGCTGGTGTCCTGTCAAAGACTGTTTACATAATGGCAAAGGAGGATACAGATGAGTTTTGAGAAACCAGTTAAAGACGGTGAAGTTGCTAGGCGGCAGTATGGTGTTTCGTACTTGTGTTCGCATTGCAGAAAGCTCATAAAACCTAACGAGCCAGCGGTTGTTTGGGATGTTGTGCATATACCCATTACTGAATTTGAAGCACAACTAGAACCCATAGCTAGATTGGCGGCACAAACAAACCTATCTAGTTGGAGACAGAAGTACGATTCCTATCATGTAGAACTTGTATGGCACACCCATTGTGCGGTATATTTTGGTGGTCATTTAACAAAAGATGGTTTGAGCGACAACAAAGTTAGTCAGACCCTGCGTAATGCCGTAAAGGAATAATCATGGCCTACAAAAACAAAGCTGATCGTAAGTATGGGCAAGCCGCCCAATACGAAGACACACCCGAACAAGTTAAGAACCGTATGGAGCGTAACAAAGCACGGTATAAGTTGTTAAAGGAAGGCAAGGTCAAGAAGGGTGATGGTAAAGACGTTGCCCATGTGAAAGCCGCAGACAAGGGCGGTACGATCAAAGATGGTGTCAAGGTGCAATCTAAATCTTCCAACCGTTCTTTTAAACGTGATAATAAGGGAAACCTCGTATCAGAAATCAGTGCAAAAGAACGTAAACGGTCGTAAAATAAGACCGCAGTTGCTAATGCCTACAAGTAAGGTGCGAGTGTTGTAGGCAAGGTTTTAGATTACCTAAATAACCGCATCAGTTTATGCGTCTTGGTTTACTCCTTAGATGTGAATAGACCGAGTGGCTACCGTAAGTAGCCCTTCTCCTGATTGTGAAAACTTCACATTCGGGATACTAGTCATTTGGAGAGTGCAATGAAGAAGAATGAATTTGAAGCCTTGTTAAAAATACAAGACAGGTATTTGCTAATGTGTACGGTGCGTAGAATTGTACATGATGTGGAAGAACATCTACATGCCGCTGATGTGGTCAATAGAAGGCATGACGTTGTAATGGGTGGCGTTCCTGCAAAAACTCCAGCCGCCGCAGTCCAGCGTTCGATAGCAAAATACTTTAAGCAAAATGCAAATAATTGATAACAAGGCGTTGCTCGTCAAGGTGCGAGAGCCTAACCGTATCCTCACGGTGATCCCAAGAGCAAAGCAAGTAGGTGAGCATGAAGTGTTGGTCAAGTGGGGGCTGGAAGAAGCGCAAGTTCTTAAAAACTTAAAGCTAAAAAACATTCCTTCACCCATCGACGCACACTACGATTGGCCCGGACTCCATAGACCGTTTGCACATCAGCGCACAACTTCTTCGTTCTTGACAATGCACCGCCGTGCATTTTGTTTCAACGAGCAGGGTACTGGCAAAACATCGAGCGTCATTTGGGCATCCGACTACTTGATGAACATTGGGCTAATCAAGCGTGTCTTGGTGCTATGCCCTCTGTCAATCATGTCGTCTGCTTGGGAGGCTGACCTATTTAAATTTGCTATGCATCGTACATGCGCAATAGCGCACAGCTATTCTAAAGAGAAGCGCATAGCCGCAGTCAATTCAGATGCTGAGTATGTGATCTGTAACTTTGATGGGTTGGAGATCATCAGCGATGCTGTTAAGAATGGTGGGTTTGATCTGATTGTTGTTGATGAAGCTAATGCGTACAAAACAGTTTCTACAAAACGTTGGAAGACTCTCAGCTCCGCCATTGCTCCCGATATGTGGGTATGGATGATGACTGGTACTCCCGCATCGCAGTCCCCAACAGATGCATATGGCCTAGCCAAGATCATCAACCCTAGCGGTGTGCCTAAATTTTATGGAGCGTTCCGAGATCAAGTCATGCACAAGATCACGCAGTTCAAGTGGGTGCCGAAGAAATCATCGGAGATTACGGTGCACGAAGCGTTGCAACCTGCTATACGTTTTACGAAGGAAGAGTGTCTTGACTTGCCCGACATGACGTACACCACACGAGAAGTACCGTTGTCCGCACAACAGCAGAAGTTTTACGATACGTTGAAGAAAAACATGATGGCTGTGGCGGCTGGTGAAGAGATCACTACAGTGAACGCCGCCGCTAATTTAAACAAGCTACTTCAACTTTCTTGTGGTGCGGTCTACTCAGATACTGGTGAAACAATTTCGTTTGATGCCAAGTCCCGCATGACTGCATTGCTAGAGGTGATTGAAGAGGCAAGCCACAAAGTGATTGTGTTTGCGCCGTTCCGACACGCTATTGAGATCATTGCCGAAGAACTAAAGACAAACAAAATCTCATGCGAAATAATCAATGGCGGTGTACCTGTCAACAAGCGCACGGAAATATTTGCTAAGTTCCAAACAGAAACAAATCCACAGGTGTTGGTGATACAACCACAAGCGGCCGCTCATGGAGTGACGTTGCATGCGGCTAACGTAGTCGTGTGGTGGGGGCCAATCACTTCAACAGAAACATATCTACAAGCCAACGCACGTGTGCATCGTGCAGGCCAACGCAATCCTTGTACGGTTGTGCACATTCAAGGCAGTCCGGTAGAGAAAAAAATCTACGCAATGCTGTCTGAGAAAGTGGACATCCATACTAGGCTGATCGACCTCTATAAAAATATTGTTGAAGAAACCACTTGACAATGTAAAGTAGAGGCCTTATATTAAAACCATCCGACAAAAGGAGAGTGCAAATGTCAGAATTAAAAGCCGATCAATTGGCTAGGGTCTACGTAAAGATACGTGACAAGCGACGTGAGATAGAAAAGCAAGCCGCTGAATTAAAAGAGCAACAAGACATCATTGGTCTTGAGCTACTGGAGATTTGCAAAGAGCAGGGCGCACAAACAATACGTACCCAATTTGGTACCGTGTCTAAGCGAGTAACCAAGAACTACTGGACTAGTGATTGGGATTCGTTCTACAAATTCATCAAGGAACACGATGCTTTTTCGCTGATGTTTCAACGCATCAATTCAGTGAACATGTCTCAGTTTCTTGAGGAGTATCCCGATCTACTTCCGCCGGGTCTAAATGCGGATGTCAATCAAACTGTAGTTATCACAAAACGTTAAGGAGAAAACAATGAGCAACGAACTCGCTATGCTGGAATCAGGCCTGCCCTCTTACCTCAAAGAGATTGAACTTGATGACATTACCAAATCGCTTATGGGCGGCGGCGGTGGTGGTGTCAAGCGCATCTCGATTAAAGGTGGTGTATGGCGCATGATGATTAACGGCAAAGAGATTGCCAAAAATGAAGAGCGTTCCATGAACGTCATCGTGGTCAATGCCGCACCCAAAACATCTCGCACGTTCTACGCAGGTGCATACAAGGAAGGTGAAATATCCGCTCCTGATTGCTGGTCTGCTGAAGGTGACGTGCCCGATGCCAAGGCGCACAACCCACAAGCCAAGCGTTGCGTGGACTGCCCACAAAATGCTAAAGGCTCAGGCCAAGGCGAATCTAAAGCATGCCGCTACAGCCAGCGTCTTGCAGTCGTGTTGGCTAACGACATCAAGGGAGACATCTTTCAATTGACGTTGCCCGGTCAATCTATCTTCGGAGAAGGCGCTCCTGGAAAGTGGCCTCTTCAAACGTATGCAAAGATGTTGGGCGGTAAGGGTATCCCAATCTCTACTGTTGTTACTGAGATGCGCTTTGACACAGACAGCGCTACACCTAAGCTGACGTTCAAGCCTATCAAGGTTCTTGATCGTGAAGATGCACTAGCCGCTATTGAGCAAGGTAAATCTGATACTGCAATCAAAGCAATCACAATGACTGTGGCTGAACTTGATGGCGCTAAAGCACCTGCTAAGTTGCCTGCACTTGAAGTTGATCCATTAGCCGACATGCGTGGTGACGATACTCCAGCACCCAAAGCGGAAGAGCCTACCAAGCGTGTCAAGAAAGAAGAGCAAACCACTGAGAAGAAGGACTTGTCTAAGATTCTTGAAGAGTGGGATGACTAATGGCTAAAGGTTACTCTACCCTGACAGTACAGGAAATTGATGACGCCAACCCAAACTTGCTCGGTGTTAAATTGGGCAAGATTTGTATCAAACGAGATGTACCAGTCTCGGACGTTGCTGAGTTCTTCGGTGTAAGTCGAT